CTTTTATCTGCTTTTAATTCTAATTCTTTTCTCATTACATCTATATCATATTGCATAAATCCAAATGCAAGTATAATAGAACAAATAATAGTTGCTATTGCTATAATATTTTCAATTGATATATTAGTATTTAACTTCATCTATTCCTAAGTCTTTCTACTTCTGATTCTAAAACTCTAATTCTTTCATTTTGTTTAATGTCTGCTGGAATTTCTGCATCTTGATTAGCTTCTGCATCTTCTTCTATATTTGTAATATGCTCTTCATTCATAGCTACTTGATATTCTAAAAAAGATATACGAGCATTTAATTGACTATATCCCCATACTAACATTACAACAAATGTTACTGCTTGTATAATCATAGGCAGACTAATTGTCATTGAGCTATTATCTGATATTGGTTTAGTGTTTTCCATTTAATCTACTTATTACACCTTTTATTTCAGATACTTGACTATCTAAATCATTTAATTCTTTTGTCATGTTATCAAATTTTCTATCAAGTTTTTCATCAGATTGATTCCACCTACTAATAAGTTTTATAATCATACCTTCCATATTTTCAAGAGTTTCTGATTGACCTCTGTTTTCTATTTTTAAATCCTTTATTGCTTCTTCTTGTTGTTGTCCTCTTTTGTTCATAGAAAATACCATGTACACTAGCAAAGCACCCACAACTCCTATCATTCCTGCTTCAGAATATACTGCTAAAAAATCCATTATTCTTCTTCTTCCTTGTTTTCTTTTTTACATTCTTCGCAAACACCATTCATAGCTTCACGAACATACTTTGCGCAATAAATACATTGAAACGGCATTGGCATTATTTTTTCCTCATAGTCAAATCAATATAAACTTTTAAATCAGATTTTATTTCTGCATTCCATTTTTTTAACTTACCTAATTCATCCATAATAATATCTAGTCTATGTTGTAAATTTTCATGCTTTTCATCAAATCTTTTTAAAGTATCCTCTACTTTTTCTTTTAAAATAAATCTTACTACACTATATAATGCAAAGGATAACCCTATACTAATAGCAACTGGGAAACCTAATTCTTGTACTAATGTTATAACTTCAGATGTCATTTCTTTTTTCTTTTCTTCCAACTAAATGGATTTAAATTTAATTCTTGCTCAAAGAATGATATACGTTCTTCCATTGCTTGTCTTGTTTTTTGTTCTTCTATCATGTGTTTACCGACAAGTTCTTCAATGTTGGTATCAGCAAGTTCAACTCTTCGCTCAAGTTCTGCAATTCTATTTTCAATTTGCAAGTACGAATAAACAAGTCCAGCCACAAGTACAAGTACCTGACCAGCCCATTTAAGGTTAATACTAACAACAGTATTGTCGCCAACGACAGATGCTCGATAACTCCTTGCTGTTTTAGTTGTATTCTTTTCACTCACTTTTCTTTCTCACATCTTCCCAAATATGATGTTTATAACAATAATTTTCTTTTGTGTAAATAGCTTTATCATACCAATGAGTTGTGCTGTCTTGGTCTATAATAACTATATAAAGAGTATCTTGATTATCAGAAGGAGTTATTTCAAGATTAGCAACTGACCATCCACTATTGCATCCAATTATAGTAGTAATAATTCCTAGTATTAATAATAACATCATTATCCACCAAAATAATAATTTTTTTTCATTAGATTCCAAAACACTATCCATTAAGAAATTACATTAATTTACACTATCTGATTGTTTAACACTACCTTGACCTGGATTAAACCAATTTGCTACAGTTACACTATCTTCTTTTTCTTCATTTTGCATTAACATTTTAGTATATAACAAATCTAAATGTTTAATAAGCATTTGTATTTCTGGCATATGTATAATTAATTGTTTTTTAGAAGATGGTTCTTTTTTTTCAAAACCATTTTGTTTGTTGTATATTTCTGCTAATTTCATTTTTTTATCTCTTTATATGTTTTGCATTAAAATTTTCTACAATTCTTGATAACAATTCTGTTTTAGTTTCATTGTCATTATATTTAATACTTCTTATATCATACCATGTTTTAATTTCTGTTTTAGTATTTGATTCATCAGGAAACTCAGATTGTAATGTAGCAATACCACCTATTAATTGATGTTTGCCTATTGTTACTCTACCATGAGTATATCCACAATTATCTTCACATTGAGATACATAATATTGTTCTATATTTTTAAAACTATCAGAACGCTTTACAACTTTACCATCTATTTCAACAAAGTAATTATAACCAGAAGAAGGGTAAGTCAAGGTTTCGACAGTTCCATCAGCATACGTTTTAGTACGCACAACATTAGGAGTTGTATTACGATGCAACCTAATTCTACGACCTTGACTACACTTCCTTATAATCATAACCTATGCTTTGACTTCCTCATCTTTAGGTTTTTCTTTAAGAGATTCACGAAGTTTTTCTATGAATGCATCCTTGCCAACATTTAATTGGTCTAAGTTAAACTGCATAGAGTTCATCTTATTTTGCAAATCGTTAATGTGATTAAGTATTGCTTTTTGTTCATCTGTCATATCTTCGATTACATACTCTTTGTCATCAAAAGTTAAAACAGGCTTTTGTTCTTTTTCTTTTTTAGCCATTTTTAGCTCCTATGTTTGTTATTATTAAAGTGCTTTTAAATCTGTTTCTAGTAATTCCATATCAGCTAATTCGCTTTGCATATCTGCAATTCTAACTTTCATATTAGCAATATCATTAGCTACCATGCCTAATTCACAAGTCATTATTGAATCATCCATTGCTTTACCAGTAGATGCGTCAAATTGTTTTTTAACTAACTGTAATTCATCTTGTGTTTCTTCAGCTACTGCTTCCCTTACTACTTTGCCATCATCATCTTTGACTTCAGACACAGCTTCTCTAATAACAACTTTAGCTTTCTTTACAGACCAGCTTTTAGCATCTTTCATTGCTTTATAGTTTTTCATTTACTTGTCCTCTAATTGTTTCTTGAGTTGTTTTACTTCAGCAGATAACTCTTGAACTGCTTTAATTAATGGCATTACCATTTTTTCTGCGGATATTCTTTGCCTACCATCATCACCCACAGACCATCCACCAAATGTGTCTATACCTTGTTTATCTAACGCTTGTTTTACTTCTTGAGCAATTAATCCATGAATGGTTTTATCTCCACCCATTGGTTCTTTATCATCCTTATCATAAGCATTCCATTCCTTTGGAAATTCACTTGGAGACTTGTGCTTGTATGTTACTGGTCTTAAATCGTTTATAAAATCAAGACCTAATGTATCATCTTTAATATCTTTTTTCTGTCTTTTGTCTGATGAGTAATTCCAAGTAGCATCTGCATTAAAATCGTTTTCAATATGATTTGTATCGTTGCCAATAAATACAGCATTATCTTTATCTGTTGCAGTAAGATTATTTCCAATTATAACATTATTAGTATTATCATTACTTGCTACATCACAAGCATATCCAATAATAGTGTTTTCCCCACCAGTAGTTAAAACATCTCCAGCTTGATACCCTATAAGAGTATTCCCCCCACCCGAAGTGACTGCTAATCCAGCTTCATAACCTATCGCAACGATTCCATCTGCATTTGCTGTAGTTGCCCCTTTTAGAGATTGCGCACCAATAGCTACTGCTTTATGTAAGTCATCCATACTCATCCCAGCTTCTGAACCTAATATAGTATTGTAAGCACCATTAAATCCATTTGCTCCATGTCCTGCACTACCACCAACATAAGTGTTGTGACTCCCACCAGTATTATTAGCACCTGCTGTTGCACCCACAAATGTTTGATTAGTCCAAGAGCTTCCTGAATCATATTTACCACCAGCATAATATCCAATAAAAGTCATATTATTACCATTCGTTACAAGTTCTCCAGCAGACGAACCAACTGCTGTATTTCTTTGTGCGTTTCCATCAGTAGCAATCTTTTTAAGTGCGTTTCTTCCTATTGCTACTATATTATTAGCAACAGTACCTTCACCCATTGCTTGATATCCAATAGCTGTATTACTTCCTCCAGTTGTCAAATCCTTACCTGCTTGGTAACCTACTGCAACATTATTCTGCCCACTTGTTAAATCTTCCAATGCCTGATACCCAATAGCTACTGCACCTGATGCAGTTACGTTAGCTCCCGCATCTCTACCTATTATTATTGCATTATCTACATTTGCAGATGAACCAGCATCGTTTCCTAAAAATACAGAACCACTACCAGCAGTAGCACCACCAGCACCAGTTCCAACTGCTACATTTCTTGTTCCTGTCTCTACAGCATCTAATGTGTATGCACCTAAACCGACGTTTCTAATTCCTGTTGTAACTTCTTTTAAAGATTGATATCCGATTGCAGTATTTGAATTTCCACTCGTTAAATCTTTCAATGCTTCATAACCAATAGCAGTATTATTACTATGCGAATTTCCTGACACTCCTTTTAGTGCTTCAAAACCAATAGATATATTACTTGAGCCAGTTTGATTATATCTTGAGGAACTTAAACCTATTGCAACATTATTATCACCAGTAGTTAATTCGTTTAGTGCCATTGAGCCAACTGCAACATTATAATTAGCACTTGTTGCGCTTGATAATGTGCTAGACCCTAATGAAGAATTTGAAGCACCAGTCATGATTGCTTGTGAATTTGCACCTATAGCAGTATTGTAATTGTGAGAATTACCTGATGAACCCATTAATGCCTGATAACCAAAAGATGTATTTTGTATACCAGTTTCATTATATCTTTGTGAACTTGTACCAATAGCATTGTTACTTGCACCACCATTTAATTGATTTAAGGCTCTCCAACCTATTGCAACTGTATGGCTTGAGTTAGTGTTAGTGTACATACTCCCAACGCCAAGAGATACATTGTTCCCCCCTATAGTATTTGAATATAAACTTTGATGCCCTAATGATACATTACTCCCACCAGTAGTTATACCTTTCATTGACTGAGCGCCAATCGCAGTATTGTCATTATGAGAGTTACCTGATACACCTAACATTGCTTCCCAGCCAATAGATACGTTATTTCCTCCAGTTTGATTATACCTTGAAGATTGTTGCCCTACTGCGGTGTTTTGACTTGAAGTTGTTATGCTGTTTAATGCTCGACCACCTAATCCAGTATTATTACCGCCAGTTGTGAGGGCTTCTAATGACCTATACCCTATGGCACTATTTCCTCCTCCAGTTGAAACTGCAAACATACTATTATAACCTACTCCAGTATTAAAACTATGAGAATTGCCCGATGACCCTTGCATTGCGTTATAACCTAATGATGTATTTTGTGTACCAGTTACATTATGATAACTAGCATTAGAGCCAATAGCAACATTATATACTGATGCAGCATTTTGAGAGTACATGGCTTGTTCACCTATAGCAACTAAATTTGAACCTGAAGTCTCACTATATAATGATTGTCTACCTATTGCAGTATTACTACCACCAGTAGTAGCTGATTTTAAACTTTCAAACCCTACAGCTACATTGTTATCGGCAGTTGTTAATGAATATAATGATTTATACCCAACACCTACATTATTAGTAGCATCGTCTAAAGTTCCACCATTAACTACTTCTTCTCCTATGAATACATTATAATTTGTACCTGAATCTAATATTTGGTCATAAGCATTTTCTCCCACATTTTTCCCAAATACTGTATTGCCTGTTCCTAAATCATTATTACTAAGACTAATTTTAGCATGGTCATCTATTTTAAATCTTACTTGGTTTTTAGTCCTTAGCTCTATACTATATCCAGCCCCATCAATTAGCGTTCCCATTTTCAGTATTCCAACATTGCCTTCTGCTGTTATGCTATGATGATTGGTTGCAGTACCTGCATTGCCAAAGTGTATAGATTTAACATCAGCAACAGCATCTCCACTAAGTTTCATAGTAGCGCCATCTGAATTAAAAATTTGCAAATTATAAGCAGGTGCAGTAGTTCCAATACCGACATTACCATTGTAATCTATTCTCATTCTTTCTACTAAACTTCTACTAGCAGAACTTGTCCAAAATGTTATCCTACCATCATCTTTATTTGTAGTGTCAGCACCAGTTTCAAATCTTATTGCAGAAACAGGAGCTGTAGATTGGTTAATAT